TCCACCTGATAAGCAGAAAAGATGTGCAGCATCCCCTTCGGATCATTGAACTCGAAGACGACACGCTCTGCTCCCGCCGTGGTTGTGAAGCGACTGACGATGTAGCCATCAGCTTGATAGCTTCCGCCGATCTTACGGGCTGGCTGAGACCCGCTAGGCTCTGTGTGTTTCGCAATGTCAGCAGCAGCACGTTTGCAAGCTGCGTGTGATGCTGACCCTATCAAACCAAATTCGTCGTGAGTCGGTGCTGGTGGGTGGGTGTATAGCTTCGTTCCTTCTGGTGGTTGTTCGCCGATCCAGAAGATGAATGCCATGTCCTTGAGTGAACCCGTGTGTTTCCTAACAACCGCCACCGGCTCCTGCCCAAGCGTCCCAGCATACTCGCGCAGGGCGGCGGCGGCTTTATAAGCATCAGTTTCAACGCTGGGCCAGATACGCCCGTGGTGTTCAAGCGTATCAGCCAGCGCCAGCAGTTCTTCGGCTTTGGTCATTTCGTGCTCCTTGCTGCGTCGATAGCTGCGTCCACATTGTTGAAGTTCTCAAAATTGCAATGGAACATGATGCTCAGTTCGCCGTTTTCGTTCTCGAAAACTTCGTGGGCACGCAGCCACCGATACCGCTCCGCATCCATCCGCAGAGCATCGCGCTCGGCACGCAGGGCAATCACTTCCTTGCAGTATGGGCGACCACCTTCGTCAGCAGTAGCGGATACACACTGACCGGCAGCTAGGATGAAGTTCTCGGCACGCAGTCGCTCTATCTCATCCAGGCATTCGATCACAACAGCCGGTGCGGGATCGGGCAGTAGATCAACGCAAGCACGCATCTTCTTCCACTTGTCTGTCACTTCTTTCTCCCCAACAGGTAGGACAACACTGCCTCTGCTGCGCCCATGTAGTCGTTGTACATGGGCTCGTTGATGTCCCTGAACCTGCTCCCGAACTTGCCTTGGTTGTGCAACCAATCGGCCTTGTTCTTCGGGATCGTGTCTAGGTCATCCCCCATTTCATTGGCAATGATCGCCGCAATGCTCTTGGCTGCATACGGGGGGTCTTGGCGATGATCCTCCAGGGCTCGATTTATCTTCTCAAGGTAAGACCTACCCTCTGCGGACAGTTGGTACGTCTTCTCAAACGTGTCCCTCAGGTCAATCAGCACACTCCGCATGTTGCTGTTGCTCTGCTCCAATGCCATAAAGGTGCCCGCGTATGCCGCTATCTGTTTTGCATCCTCGTATGATTTGCTCATGGTTCTTCCCAACTTTTGGTGGCCTCTTCTTTACCTTCAGCTTGTCTCGATACCGTTGCTGCCTTTTCGCCTGCCCCAGTGCGCTAAGTTGGGCGTCGTGGCCACCCCCTAGCAGCCACACCCTCTCGTTGTCACGCCCTCGGGAATCCTTGTTGAATGCGAAGATGTGGCAAGCTCGTTCCTTGTGCAGGGCAACGATGTACTCCCGTACCGTGGTGTAGTGCAGCCCCGTGTAGTCGGCCAACTCACGCAGCGTTGATGGCCTGTTTAGCCGTGAGATTAGCTTTGCTAGGCACAGCGGCTTCAGTCGGACCATTCTTGTACACCTCCAAATTAACCCCTTCCGGTAAATGCACCTCGGGGTTGTACTCCCACCGCTCGTCCCCAAACAACCATGGAAGCGACGTTGTGTACTTGTGCCCGATCACCCGAAACGCCTGCACGCTGATCTGGGGATCAAGCCCGTACTGCATGATGAGTTTCACCATGGACTCATGCGAAATTACCAGGGCACGGGTAACGGCTTCGGGGGGAATGCGCCCCCTATGCCCGCAATTGCCTAGCGCCTTGATGCTACCCATGAAGTGCCATTGGTCAGCACGTTGCCGGTACCACAAGGTACGCTTCTTCATGTCCCACTCTTTGGGAAGTTCGTCCTTGCCTCTGAAGGCTTGCTCAAGGGCGTCTTCATCGCACACCAGATTTCCTGGGTCAAGAAAATCCGTGTCAATCTCCAGCACAGCCGCATTCTCCTTGCCTGTGCAGGCAGAGTGGGCAAAGTACGGGGCATAGGCCACGGTAAGGTACACCGTGTTCGCGTTGCTGGAAACCGTGTGGTTCCAGTTGCCCTGCTCTTTTCCTCTTGGCCTTAGCCCCTCTACAAGGGCCTTCCTCAACACAGTCTCAGTCGTCCCATGGTAAAGCTTCATTCCTTCTTTCTATCCTTCCTGATTTCGTCTGCAATTAACTTCACTAACAGGATCAAGCACAACGCGGCACCAAGCACAGTCGCAATATCAAGTACGTGATGCCAACCAGTACCCACCCCGTTCAATGCTTCGTGAAAGTAGCCCCAGATGCTGTTCATGATTTGTCGATCCAGTCGTTAAGTTTGGTTGCCATGATGTGAATCCACACGCACACACCCGCTGCAACCACGCTTACCAACAGTATCCCGACAATCATGCCCAATCCCTCTAGGGCTGTCCACAAGAAATTCATTTTGCTGGGGCTTCCTTCGCCTTCTCACCGTACTTCTCCCACGCGACAATCGACCTCTTCACGATTGCCAGTTGCGGGCCCGCCTTGTACGGGCACAGGTCCGACGCAATGAACTTGTCGATACGCCCATCCCACTCCAGAGCGTACTCATGTTCCTTGCACGCCTCCTGGGTCAGGTACACCGAGCCGTCACTTGCCTTGAATGCTTGAATCGTTTCCACGCTTCTCTCCCAGTTGAACACACCACACACCTTGCGCCTACTCGCATACGTGCTTCATGGTTTTGGTAGTGTACTACCCTCACCTAGTTTGTCAATAGACACATGCAGGAACATTGTGGGGTTTACTTTGCATTCCCCAGGTGTAGACTACTACTTCCCTCACTTCAATCCCGTAGGAGGGATCGCCCGTGAAACTTAAAGTCGTCGCTGCAATTTCCCGAGAAGATCGAACCAAGATTTTCACGGGCTTCTCTGTTCTCACTGAAAGGATGAAAGCCATGTCTGCTCAACTCGATGCTCTGATCGTTCAAGTCGAAGCCACCAACACCGTCATGGGTGCGGCTGTCAATCTCATCAATGGTCTGGCTGCTGAAGTCACCGCCATCAAGGACCAGCTTGCTGCGCAAGGCATCGACAATGCCAAGCTCAATGACCTCGCTGCCGCCCTCGATTCGGCTGACGATCCGCTTGCTGCTGCCATCGCTGCCAACACCCCCGCTGCGCCGGAACCGATCCCGGAACCCGATCCGCTGCCTGTGGTTGTGGAGCCTGTTGACCCAAACGCTCCCGCGTGAGTGTCACGCCTACAGGATGGTGGGAAAGGCTGATCGCTTACCTCATCTCCCGGTAGTACAAGGCCCAGGCAACCCCTGGGCTTTTTTACGCCTATGCGTTTACGGCAACCTGCTTGGCTTGCTGTTTCTGTGCAATTGCTTGCACGATGCTCTGTGGGATGTGCTGTAGCGAAACCCCATGCTTGGCCCAACTCTCCCGGCGCATGGTCAGTCCAAACACCACCCCCGCCAACGCATCCGATACGTCCTTTGAGAAGTACGCAGGGTGATCCACCCTGTTCTTCTTCGTGTCCTTCTCCAGGGCGAACAACTCCAGCTTGCACTTCTCATGCGCTGGCATCGAGATACGCCCATCGTACAACGCATTCTTCAGGAAGTCGTAGGGCATGGTGCTCGCATCCATCGACTGGTACCCTACCTGATACCCTGCTTGCTTCAGCAGTTGCATGGAGTCTCTGGATTGGAACTGGTCGAACGACACCCACTTCACGTTCAGCCCCAGCTTCTTCATGGCATACACGATTTCACGCACCTTGTAGATCAAGATTTCACCGCCCTTAGGAGGCTTGATTTCCAACAGCGCATCGATGTAGATCGAAGGCAAAATCTCAAAGTGCCCCGCTCCCCTCGACATCGGGGTGAACCCGGTAACGCACCCTACAGCGAACCCTGCTGAATCCCCCGTCAGTGCCAAGTCGCAATGCACGAACCGATCAAGCTCTGGTCTGTAGAACTGCTTTGAGTCGATCTGCAACTTCGTGTCCACGAAGTCTACGGTTTGTCGCAGGAAGGGGGTCTTGTCTGTCCTTGTGCATTTCACCACTGACTCTCTATCCGGTATGAATGGGTGCAGTGACAGGGTGGACACCCCCGCTATATCACGCAGAGACCCCATGATGTCCCGATTAAAGTCCTGCCGGTAGTCCTCTGGTATCTCCATCACCAGGGGCAAGTCGTTAATCGACATCTTCTTCTCTTCGCCCTTTGTGAGAATTCTTGGCTTGCGCGATTCGTCCCCTATAAAGATGTTGAACCTCTCCTTCATGAAGTACTCATCGGGCTTGATTTCCCAAGTCCGCTTGTCGTACACGTAGATCGAAGACTTCCCTGTGCGACGAAGCTGCTCGTTCGCCTCCTCTGTCTTCTTATCCGTAAACTGACCTGGGTACCTCTTGGACGAAACCAAGCACAGCAGCCCCGGCATGTTGCCCGCATAGCCGAAGCGTGATTTCCTGCGCTTGCTAATCGAGTCGTACAGTGCAGTAGCCTGATCGTAGGTCCCACCGTCTATGGCAGACTTGCTGTTCTGGATGACGGCCATGAAGTTGACCTCATCCAGCATACCCCCAAACACGTTCTGCCCTATGGCAGCCGTATCCAGGGATGACACCGGCCTCACGTACACCCTCTTGGGGAAGACCAGTTCGCTTTCTAGCTCTGGGTTGAAGGGAAAGTACTTCCTGAAGTACGGGCTCTTCTCGATCATTGCACGGAAGCGTTGGTAATCCACCGTCTTTGCTGCCTTCGCATTGATCGACTGGAATATGAACACAATTTCCGAAGACGGATCAAGTCCAAACAGGTCATGCGGATTTTCGTAGCACGACAAAAGGTAGAGTTGGTAAGCCGTCGAATAGAGCGCACAGGTCGTCTTTGCACTGCCGATCCCTCCTGTCAGTACGATCTCCTCATAGTCCCCCGAATTCATGATTTCCAGTTCTTCCATCACCTTGGGGTAGATGATTGAAGTCCCGTCATCCTTCAGAGTGCCCATGTAGTGGGGGCTCTCCATGAATTCCCGCACTCCCACTACAGGACGCACTGTGGGCATGGTTACCCACTTCAACGCTTCCAGGGTTTCCTCGTCAGTCCACCCTAGTTCCCTTTGAATTTCTTTCAGGGAACCCTCTATATTGCTAGTGTCGATCTTCATGCTTTCCCAAATCCAAGGGTGTTACGAACAAGGGCATCCAAGAGTACAGCCACCAAAGCAAAATCTGCTGAATGATGTCATCCAAGTCCTGGGTCTTTGCCATGATTACCCCCTAGCAGTAGGTACCCCCTCATCATCCTCTGAAAACTCTCCTACAGTCAAGGAATCACCATCCTCTCCACCTTCTTCATCTTCACTTCCACCTTCTCCTTCAGGAAGTGCTCTCTGTAGCCCCACCTCCACCAAGATGTCCGCATCAGTGGTCTCGTCTGTGATAGGCCCCTTCCTATCACGCATCCTTTTCAGCAACTCAAGGCCCTTTGCCTGCAATTCCTTGTGATTGTCGATCTGCTGTACAAAGCCCCGATACTCTGGGTGATGCGTGACATCGGTTTCTGTCTTGATGAACGAATCGGGCAACCCTAAGGCTTTCCTTTCCTCCTCCAGCCCGATCTTCAGCATCAGTAGCGCATCCCTCGGGGTAAGCCTGTCCAGGGGAATCCCCGTCAGGAACTTGATCGCCCTACCCTGTAGGGCACGGGCAATGACCGTATGCTTTATCCGCACATCCGTTTCATTCGTGGAAAGCTCATTCTGTACATTCTTGATGGCCATGTCCGACGACTCTTTCAGAGTAGTCGCCAGGAAGTCCACCTTCTCCTTCTCTCTCGCCGCAAGCTGGGCAGTCCACTTGTCAACGCTTGCCCTGTTGTAGATGCCTTGCCGTGAAATCTTGTACTTCTGGGCAAGTTCCTCCTTGGACACTGGCTTCCCGTTGCCGTCTATACGCGACAGAATCCACTGATCCCGTATATCGTTCCAGGGTAGGGACCCCTTCCTGCGCTTCTTCCTCTTCACTGCCTGCACAGGGGCCTTCTTTGGGGCACTCACTGGGGGTACGTTTTCTTCATCCATGATTTTCTGCCTTGTTCACAATCACACCATAGTACTTCACGTTGAACGTCGAAATGCTATGCACCCTTTTCGCTTCCTCCACCGTCACTCCGAATCGGCCCCAATCATTGAAGCACGCCTGAATCACATCCTCGTAGAACCTGCATAGAAGCCCATTCTGTGGGAGCCCGTTGTAGCCGCTTGCCTGCCTAAGGTAACCCACCAAAGCCCCGCCGTGCATGGGCCTGTACACCCCACAAGTCAACGCTAGGGCGAACCTGCCCGGTTTCCTCAGGTGCGCGATCACCAAGGCCAACTGCCAAGGCTCTGTATAGGCATCTAGGTCATAGAGGTCCCACCCTTGCACGTACTTGGGCAACAGCACTTTGTTGTCGCCATGTACCCATGTAGGCCTGTCTGCACCCACCCCCTTCTTTATTTCAAAGGCCATGTGCTTCTTTACTGGTGGGTTTGCGTAGCAGGCATCGTAAATTTTGCCTTGACCTCCGTACAGTTCAAGCACAGTGCAATTAGCTGCACCGCCCATCTGCTCCAGGCACCAGTCTCTTATGACCTTCTTTCCCTCGATGTCGGAGTTGTCGATCTTCTTCTTGATGACCCCCGCATACTTGCCATGGGTCTTTGTGCTCATAGCTCGACATCCCCTCTGATCTTCATTAGCAGCACGCCTAAGTGGTTCTCCCCCTTGCCTCTGTACATGCCCCAAAACACATCACCCCACATATTGGTGTTGATGAGCCATACGGGATGGGTGTCTACGAGGAGCCTTCTCAGGGGGTCCTCATAAAATTTCTTACGTAACAGTAATTCCATTACCTTTATCTTGTGCTCATCTGTCCAGTCATCGCTTAACACTAGGTCATGCCCCGCCCTTAACGCTTCTCCGGGGGACGACAGGCGGGATATGCTGAATCGCACCGAACTGTTGTTGGTCTTCGATGCTTGGTAGGCATGTTCCACTGTGGGATACACGATGTCACCCCACTGTAGGGGGGATTGGTAGAAGTTGCTAAGCCATCTGTAGTCGCCGTCGAAGGTGTTGATGACGTTCATGAAGCGTACCATGTTTTTTCGTTTAGGAACCTAGTGTGCCTCTTTTGGAAAATCCTCGGGATTTTTCCACTTTGCCAAAACACCCACCACGCAAACGTTGACAAAGTAGCACTGCCAACTTTTGTTGATACGCTGTTTTTCGTTGATTTGACAAACTGAGAGCGTTTGTCAAAGATTTGGGGTCTTTTTGTGCTCGACCTCAATGTTTCTGGGCATTTATTCACTATCGATGTAGTGATACTTCTCAAATGAGCCCTGTACCTTCGATTCTGGGTAGCGGGCACGCAGTTCCTTGAGCAAGGCAGGGCCCTCATCCTCGGGGATGGTCATCAGTATCCAAGATGGCTTTGGCTTGTACGTGACGGTGTAGTCCTCAAGCCAACGGTCATCTTTCTTGGCCATTTCTTGCAGCGAGCCCATATCTTCTGCGGTAAAACCGAACAAAGACATATCGATTTTGAAGTCTGCAAGTAATTGCAATTCCTTCATCAGAGCCCCGTCATCCCATTCGGCTATCTCTGCGACCTTGTTGTCGGCCAGCCGGTACGCCGCAGCCTGCTCTGGAGACAAATTTTCTGCAACATGCACAGGAATTGCCGATAAACAAAGGGATCGAGCGGCTAACCAACGGGTATGCCCGGCCACTATGGTGAGGGTCTTGTCTGTGACTATGGGCTGCTGAAAACCGAACTCTTTGATCGATCTGGCCACCTTAGCCACTGCCGCTTCATTGTTTCTGGGGTTATTCTTGTACGGCTTCACTTTGTTCAACGGAAGCATCTGTATTTTCATGATCGTAAAGTCTCACTCAGTAGATGTACTCTATTCTACGTACCTAGTACTTCTTCTCCTAGTTTTATCAGGCTCCTTTGTAGCTCCCCTAATTTCAATTTGAAAGATATCCCACAAAAATACATGAAAAAGCCCAACAAACATGGGCTTTTTTGGGGGGTACACGAAATGTGGGCTCAACTATTCAGAATTTGGAGGGCTAACTTTTTCACCCTCTGATGGTAGGTCCCAAAGTAGGCCTCCTCTCCTCCTCTTCGTCTCTTTGTCTCGCTTGATGCGGACAGTACCCCTAGACCTGTACCTACCCCCTCTTCTTCTGAGGGCACGATAGATGTCATCCACCACTGGCCAGTGCTCTGCCACGATAGCTAATTCTTCATCTGTCCAGGCATCTGAGCGTACAGCAGACATAAGAAAGCCCCCAGAACATGGGGGCTATCCTACATCTTCACGCTGTTCCTGAATAGCCTACAGCGCCTCCCTCAAACACTGCCACCATTTCTTTCAGGGTTGATATCACATCTTCCCTGTTGGCATTGCTGATGTAGTTCAATCTCTTGTCTGCTCCGAAGTCGAACATCAACACCACGAAGCCTTTCTCCCTCGGCCTCTTATCCCCGTTCAGTACTTGATCCAGCACGCTGGCCAGATCGTTCATGACGGTGAAGTACGCATTCTCAATCGGGGCAGTCATTCTTCCACCATAGCTTTCTCAACTGCATACTGAATCTTTTCTCGGGCCCGCCAATACACGTTGAGGTCCACATCCCTTGGCTCACCACTGTTGTGGGTCAGGAGAACAGAGACTCCCACCAATTCTGAATTGGTCAAGTCATCAGGCAAGGCCTCTGACTCTGGTACTTCAATGATTCGCCAAGGCATGATCTTCCTATTGCAGTACAGGCAGTACCCGCTGCTGTCTGTTGTGTACCTCATGCTTGTTCGCAATTCGGATGAAGGCATCCTCATCTAGTTCAAGCATGATCTTCTGAGCGAGCATGGTGTCAGGGTCAGGCACGAACTCATTGGGGTGAGCACACAGCCTGTGCTCAATGGTTCCATCTGGTTTCACCATGTCCACGTTTCCAGAGCGTCCCCGCCTGATTCTGAATCTGTAGCCCCTACGCCCCATCACTGTGAAGTG